TGGTCTATTATCATAGTTTCCAGGGCCGCCAAAACTCGGAATAGCACCGTCTGGACTTGATTTTGTTAGTGCTCCATGATAGTATTTTACAGTTTCGTAGTCAAAGACAAAAGTATTTTGCATTATACCAGCACCCTCTGAATAATTGTAAGTGTCATGTTCAAAACTGCTGATGATTGGATTAATAAGGGTATATGCACACCACTGAGCATCATTCATGCCAAAAATAGTTATGTCACGGAAAAATGCTGGCTTGCCTTGCCTTGCTCCGTCCATGTAACTTTCGCCAATGTATCCCCAGTCGTTAATTTCTCTGTCTTGTGTGTAGATATCTCTAAATCCATATGGATATGCTGCTCCTGGATCAACACCTTGTGCATTTGGTCCAAGACTACCATTGGTCACAGCTGCATCAAAATACTTCTGACTAGCATCTTTATAATAGTATGAATAATAGTTGTACCATAGTGTTCTACTTAGGTCGCTGGTATCATCGTGCATTATGCATGTGATTGGATCATACTCAATTTGTGTTTGAACTTTGCGTTTTCTGTTGTATTGATTCATAGTATCAACACTAAATTTATATGTTGGAAGTTTTACTTCTTTCACAAGTAAATTTAAGTTTGCAAGATCACCTGCTTGAAATATACTGCTAAGTTGAGGAATCTGTTGTGTGTTGAGATTAAAAACTACGTGGAATAGGAATTTACGACGTGGAGAAAGTGCCGAGTTATTGCTACGGAAAGTCTTACTCGCATGGGTATAGTCTCTTAGAAAATCAGTACCGAAGAATCCTTTGAGAAAGTCTTGTCCAAAAGCCATAAGTTACTCCTCTAACTTAATTAGCCAGTTACAACGTCACCCAGTGTTCTTCCTACTGTTGATCCAATTCCTGTTCCAAGTGGTGTCTGTACTGCATTGTCATAACGTATTGATGTTTCAATAGTTACTGGATCGTTCGAACCATAATCTAAGTCACCATAGTTTGCATTTACTAAAAAGCATCCATATAATTCCCAAGTTTCAAGTACGTTTGGTGTGCTTGTTCCGTTACCACCATCTAATACTTCACAACGTGTAGTAAATTTATAATCAATACCTGAACTTGCTGATGCCTGTTCTAGTGTATCCATTTGCTTTTGTATTTGCTCACCAATTAGTCTACTTACGTTTCCGCCAGCATCATCTCTAAATGTTGCTGATACAGCGTCCCATGTTTGACGTCCAGCAAGATAAATTCTACTGTTGTAGATTGGTACTTCAATTTCTTCAAAGTTTATAGTAGGTCTAGTAAAAGTCATTACCTGTTTGGTAAGTTCTGTTCTAGGTGTAGACACGCCAAGATTTTCAAATACCACCCGGTAGCGATATTTTAGTTTTGGCATTAACAGTCCTTGAGTTGGACTTGATTGGTCTGATGCCAAAGGAACTGTCATTCTTGTTAGCGATGATACGGCCATTTTATAATTCTCCTTATTACAATATTATTTATCCTAAATTGGCCACAAAAAAATGAGGCCGAAACCTCATTTTTCGTTGTTTAAAGTGCTTTAAACTGCGGCTGAACTGGCCACGTTACCAGCGGCTATCTCGCCTGTGTTCTTAATTCTAACCGGTATGTAGATGAATTCAACTGCCTTGACTGGCTCAATTGCAACATCAACATATAGTTCGTTACGATCAATTCTTGCTGGTGTATTATTGCTATCGTCACATACAACCAAGTAATCGTATATACCACGCTTTGCAACAAGATCGATCATCAAGCTCTCAACTGCATTTTTAATCTCATCACGTGTTGTAGTATCATTTGGCTCAAAAACAAAGTTCTTACCAATAGTTTCTAGTCTACCTCTGATAAATGCTACTAGTCTTGCAACATTTATTCTGTCTAGTGAACTACCTGTGAATGTAGTTTTATTACCATAGTTAAGTATACCTGATCCAGGAATAAAAGTAATTGGATTTATGTTGTTCTCATACAGTGTATCTCTTAATCCTTGTCTAACAGCAGTTTGTGTAAACTCACCTGTTTGTGCGTTAACATAGCCTAACTGACTTGCATTATCAACAGTACCACGTCTTGTACCTGCTGGAGCTAACCAAGGAAAAGCAACATCATCGTTACGCACCACTGTTCTGAGAATCATGTGTGTTGCTGGTGCAACAACTGTTGTGCCTGACAGGTCAGTGGTTTGACAACTTGGGTAAAACACACCAAAGTATGGATCAGCAGTTGTAAGTCCGTCGCCGTTTGCATTAGTTGCCCAATTTGTTATTGCAGTGCCTGTGTCAGCTAAACGCATTGGAGCATCACTTAGAATAAATCCAGTATTGTTACGCTCATTGTTTAGAGCAACTAGGTTTGTAGCAAGTTCTTCATAGTTTGGACAACATAGTAAGTTGTATATCTTTTGTTCTTCACGTAGTTCTTGTGTACCATCTACTCCTGCTTTAAGAGCCGCTACAACAATTTTTCTCACTGCTTTTCTGCCCATGCTAGGTGAACCGTCATCGTTGTTACCACTGGCAGTAACCCATGCATCTGTTACAGTAGGCAATGCACCATAAGTAGCAAATGGAAAGTCTGAGCTATTAAAATAGTCAACTTGAAAGCTCTTTACATTAAACCCACTACGTCTTGTGTTAAACAGTAGTATACCTTCAGGATAAAGTGTAGGATCTGGTTTATCTAGATCTACATAATCACTTGTGAGTAAGGTTTTAATTGTATCAATGTCTCCAGTGATTGGATCAGTTGATCCATCAACTGCCCAACGTGCATCAGCAAACAAAATACCATTTTGTGTTGTTTGGTCTGTATTATCTAATAATACCCATTGATCAACCGACTCAACACTTTGCCATCTGTAAATTTGAGGATAGTCATCTAGGTTAGCAGTTGATAGCCATAAGTCTCCGTAAACCAAAGCACTGTCATCACTTTGTTTAGTTGGTGCGGCAGCACTTACAATTGGTCCATTTGGACTTGTTGTACTTAAAGGAAAACCACGTTGGTCAGTTGTAACGTTTTGATAACCTTTCCAAGTTCCGCCACTTTGTATCATGATATCTGCTTCATCAGTTGCACTATAGTACCAATATGTTCCATCTGCTGGATCAATACTAGGAGCAGTTGAACTTGCAGTGTATACTGGTGTTGTTCCAAATCCCAAAGGAATCCAGTTACTTAGAATAACATCACTGTCGTTTCCTGCTCTAACTTGACCTGTTGTGATTGTTGTTACTATACCTGCATCTGTTACTGGAGTACCGGTTGTGTCTTTTAAATATATTACACCACCTTGTGTATGTTCAATTTGTACTGCACCTGTGCTCAATACTCTTGCAGTTGTGTTAGCAACATTTGCGGCAGTAAACGCAGCAACAAAATCAGCGGCAGTTGCACCACCTAGTGTTGCAGTAACCGCAGTTGTTAAAGTTGTACTATTTTTTGCACTGGCTTGGATTGTAAATTGATCTGATCCAGTAAATGTTGGAGTTGTTGTGTTACCAGTAACTAATGTTGTACCACCTGAATATCTTTCAAAAAATTTAAAAGTGTATGTTAGGTTGCCTTGTACATTTGATTGAGTGTATAATGTTCCTGCGGCAATGTTTAATCCGCCTCCAGATGGATCTAATGCTTTTAATGCACTTTGATCTGTTGAGTGGACAGTATTGTTAAGTGTGCCAAATGTATCTGTTGCAGCTGAATACTCTTTTACTACAAAGTTTGCACCAACATTTACATTATTTGTTTTGAACCATACTGATCCAGTTGGATGAGGCTCATCACCTGTGGTCTGCCAACTTGGATTCTCATAGTTATAACCAAGATGTAAGACTGGTGCATAATAAGGCTTGCCATCCTTTGATGTACTGGTAGCAATACCTAGTTCTGTAAGTAATGTTGAGTTGTTACCATCTTCAACCATTAATATTCCATTACCGTCGTCAGTTGAACCGTCATTGGATCCATTGGAATCAACAAATATCTGTAGTTTTCCATTTAATACTGTTGCACTTACTCCAGGAACGCTTGCACTATTAATATCACTTGCGACAGTAGTAATACTTGTTCCTGAACTTGTAATAGTAATATCGTTAAAGATCATGCTATTCCCAGCAGTAATTGTTGGGTTTGTTGCAGTGCCAATTATAGTTGGCCAAGAATTCTTCCATGCATCACTTCCAACAAGCACCCAGTTGTTTGCAGTTACCACAGGATCACTTGCAGAATTTCCTGGTGATTTATAATAAACAGGATTGTTTGTGTTTGTTACATTTACTGCATAGTCGCCAATGCTACCTATACTTGCTAACGGTACACCACTTGAAACACCACCAACAAGATCAGCAACTTTTGTTATTACTGTAGGAACTTTGTTAGTGAAAGTTTGTGTTGTTGAACTCCATTCAAAAGCACCATATGTGCTTACGCCGGTATCAAACCAGTATACGCCGTCTGCTGGATCGCCAGTTGGACGGGTTAATGTAGCAGTAAGTTGACTTAGATCAACGTCTGCTCTTTGTACATAAGCTCTATTGCTAACTCCTAGAGTACTGTAGGCTGCAAGTAAACCATATTCATTAAGTTCGTAGCCGTTAATTGCAGTTCCAGCTGCAGTACTGTAAAAGAATGGTGTACCAAATGTAGCTGCTAAATCTCTTTGTGAAGTAATCAAGTATGGCTTGTTTGCATTGGCTGCAGTTGTTCCTGCGGCTACGCCAGTTCCTGTTCCACTTACTTTGTTTTGTGCAGTTGCTATCATTATGAATGGTACTGAATTTGTTGCGGCTGGAAGATAATTACTTTCGTCAATTATTGTAACTTCTACGCCTGGTGATGTTAGTGCCATGTTTTGCTTCCTTTTGAATGCTTTGTAATCTCTTAATGATATTTATAAGAATCTGCCAAAATAGCTGGTTACAACTGCCCTTTGCAAAGGTTTGTGCAACTAAATATCCGTATGAGTAGACCCATTTGCAATGCTTGTAACCGTCGTTTTGTAGCAATCAACTATATCAAGAATAATATAGTACACTATCGTACAAGATGTGATAGTTGCACACGTAAAAATCGCAAGATGAAAGCACAAGTTCCACGTTGGCAACTTGAAGGTTATCAAAAGAAAAAAATTTGTGATCGTTGTGGTTTTATTGCAAAGAGTGGTGCACAAATAATTGTATACCATGTTGATGGAAACTTAAAAAATGCAAACCTTGCAAATCTACGTAGTGTCTGTTTAAACTGTAGTGTTGAGATAGTAAGGCTAGACTTGCCTTGGAAGATCGGAGATCTCGTGCAAGACTAAATTTTTAAGTTCTGCAATTGTTCCTTCGTTGTGTAGGATACTATCAAATCGTGTGTTCACGTCTATCCATTTGTATTCACTTTCGTGTATATAAAAGCCGTTCATTAGATTGCTTGTTTCTG